CGCTGGCACGCGCCACGCGCACATGTCCGGAATGCCCAGGCAGCGGCCGAAAGGTGCGATCCAGCGCATGCAGCACGTTGGCCGCCAGCACCCGGATCAGCAGGTGCGCGTTTTCCTGCTCAGGCGCCGCGATGATGCGCAGCGCGAATCGGCAATCGATTGCCGTTCGCCCATCGCCTACCTGCTCATCCAGCCGCTCCATGTCCTCCAACGACAGGGCGGCTACCGGCAGCGGTATTCGCTCATCCCAGCGCGGGTAGGCAATGACCAACACGCCAGGCATCGCAGCGCGCAGGCGGTCAAGCAGCGCTTCGTGCAGTTCGATGATCATCGTGGACTACGCCCCTGCCCAGCCAATCCGGCAACGCGCATTACCTCGAAGCGCAATTCCTGCAGCATCAGCTCGCGGTAGCGCGATTGCAGGCGAGGAATTTGCTGTTCGAAAGCGCGTCGGCCGATTTGATCCCACTCGACGCGAACCCGCTGGATCGGCAAGCGGCTTTTCGTGGTGCGCTGATAGAGCTTCTCGGCATAGCGCCCGCGCTTCGGCATGAATGCGTCTGGAAACCGACGGCCACGGACAGAGTAGCCCTTGCGCAGCTTGCGCGGCGTACCGAGCCGATCGGCGGCGATGGGATCGAGGCCGAGCCAAACCTTGTACGCATATCCGCTGTCACCGCGGCGCCTCCAGCCTTTGTCATATATTCTTCCCCGCGTCATTTTGATCATCCGGCGCGGGAACTTCGCCTCATCAGCCACCGCGCGCGAGACCTGTGTGTGCATCCAGGATGCCGCCTTTTTGCTGGCGCGGCGCGAGGCGGCGATCAGCCGAGCCTCGTTGAGCGATTGCACAAACTGCCGGAACGCGGCATCGTCGAAGTCGATTTTGAGCGCCAGCATGGCATCAGTCCTCGCGCAGGATCAACATGGTCCAGCCATCGGAGCGAGGCAGCACGTCGGCCACGGTCCAGGTTTTGCCGTCGCGCGCCACCACGGCGCCGCGCGTCACGTCGAGGCTCGCAGCATCTTGAGGGTGCAGCAGCGCCGCCGTCTCGACGATGCTCTGACGCAATCCGCCCAGCGTTGGCGCTGCCTCCGTCACTGTCCAGATCACGCGCACCGTCCGCTCGCCAATCTGCACCGGCACGCCGAGATGCTGTCGCACCACGTCGCGGGCGCTAGACACAATTCGCTCAAAATCCGCCGCTGGCTCAGACATCGGCCACCCCTGGAACATCCTGGACGGCAGACGACAGCCCCAGCCGCTGCTCGCGCTCGGCGTCGGCGGCGCGCTGGGCGTCTACCTCCTCGATGTCCTGACCGCGTTCCAACAATACCTGAGCCCGACTCTTGAGCCCGGCCTTGATGGCCAGCGCGTCGGCCTGCACGTCTTGCACCGGATGGATGTAGGCCCATGCCTCTGGCACGTAGTGGGTGCGCATCAGGTCGGCTAGCGCGCGGTTGGATGGCAGCATTCCAGCCAGCACGGCGGCGCGCACCCATGCCTCGCGCACGGGGCGCACCAGGCGCGGCACCAGCAGGCTATGCGTCCATTGCAGCACCTGCCGGCGGTAGGCTGTGATGGCCACGCGCGCCGTGCGGTCGTTGATCTGAGCGTAGTCGTCGCTGATCAGGTGGTACGGCACCCCAAGCGCGCTGGCGATGCGGCGCAGTTGCTCGCGGGCGAACATCTCGTATCCCTCGGCCGCGGGCGGCTGTGCGAACTCGACATCCTCGCCTGGCAGCAGCTCCTGCATGGTGCCAGGCTCCAATTTGATCGGATCTGGCGGCGGCGGTGGCGTGTCTGGATCAGGCGTCAGCACCGGGTCGGGAGCCGGTTTGCGGATGAATGCGAGAAAGAGGTTGGCAAGCTTTTGCCGCTCGAGCACAGCGTCATCGAATTCGTCCAGGTTGCGCAACCGAACCAGCACCGGCGCCAACCACGATTCGCCGCGTAGTTGCCCCGGGCGCCGTGCCAGAAACAGGTGCGCTACGCGATCAGCCGGCACGCGCACCGTGTCCATGCCAGATCGGCTCGCCTCGCCAGGATGTTGGCGCAGAATGTGGTAGGCCACCCGGCGGCCAAGCGAATCGAGCTCGATGCCATCGACGACACGCGCACCATCTGTGGTCGTTGTCTCTCCGATGGGCAGATGGTCGGCCTCGATCAGGCGCAGGCGCAGAGGAACGCCGCTTGGCGTATCATCCTGTTCCAGCACCATCAGTGCCTCGCCATCTATGATCATGGCCCGCACCGCGGCAGCCTGCAGGCCATACCAGTCGGTGTTGGCGTCGAAATCTGCGTCTTGAGACCAGTCTTCCCACAGCGTCACCATGCGCGCGCGCAGACGATCAGGCAGCGCGCTGTGCGGTCGGCATCCGACGCCGCCTGCCACCATATCTGCCACCAGCCGATCAACAGCGGCGCGTGCGATGGCGTTGTTGCGGTACAGGTCGCGCGCGCGCAGGCGCAACGATACGATGCCATAGCTTTGGCTACGCGGCCCGATTCCGCTTGGCATCCACCCCGCCAGGCGTCGCTGAGCGGCCGCGCCCTCGAACGTCTCGCTCTCGGCCTGCGCGGGCGCGCCGAACAACCGGCGCAGAATCCCACCAACAGCCATCTATAACCCCTTGCCAGCCTGGTGCGCCAGCAGGCGGCGGCCAGAACCGTTTATTTTGCGAGCGACCTCATCGCGTAGCGCGCGTAGCTGAGGCAGATTGATGTCGTGGTATCGCACAACCTGCCCCTCGATGCGCACCTCGGCCACGCGCTGGCCGGTGGCGAGCGCCAAAATCGCCTGGTCGATGGCTGCCAGGTCTTCGTGTGTCATGACGCGCCCTTGGCGCTACGTTGCCGAGCGTGCTTGGCATCGCCAGCATCAGAAGCTGCGGCCTTTTGCGCCGTCCCCTCAGCCCAATCTACGGCCTCTGCCAGCCCTGCGGCTACCAATTCATGCGCCATTTCCTGCGGCAGGCTCAACAGAGCGCCGCGCTCGTACCTGTCGGACGGCGTGGCGTGGTTTCTCAGCATTCGCACTCGCACCATGTTCGCCCCCAATTTTGTCTGATGCTACGATACGATCATTTCTCCCCGCATTGCCTGCGGCGGGTTGGCCATGCTCCACATCCATTCCGCCAAACGTCATGGAAGACGCGGCGTGCAGCACGTCGCCTCGTATGCGGCGTCTGTCACGTCTCAGCCTCGCATGCAGTGCGAGCGCCTGAGCGAAATGCAGCGCGCGGCGCAACGTGCGGACGCTGATACCGAGCGTTTCCGCCGCCTGCTGATGGGATGCCCCAGACCGGATTAGCTCCAACGCCCGCGATGCCTGCCGGATGCGGAAAAATACGCTCAGGTGCGGCACGTGCAGCGTGGTGTCGCCATAGAGCTCAGACAGCGCCAACGCCGCGCCAAACCCGGCGCCTGTTGCCTCGAACAGCCTGGCGATGGAATGGCTGCGCGTCATCTTTCCCGGGATATAGACGTTGACGCCGCCATAGGCAGCAGACAGCGCCAGAGCGGCCGCAGGTCCAATGTCATCGGCGAGGTCTGCCCAGGTCTGCGGCACGCGTGCTGATTTCATTTGCATGGTCACGTCCTTCCGCGAATGCGGCGCACGGGCGCTTGCGCCGTCGCTGGTTTGGTAGTGGCTGAATGCGGGTTGCGCCGCGCCAACTCTCCGTTGGCAGCGCGAGCAGCACGACCAGACAGATCGACGCCGAGGCGAAGCACGGCTAGATTGCCCACCAGACAGTCGAGCGCCTCGTTCCGCGGCCGTATCTGCACCCATTCCTGCACCGGACGCGTTCCGCGGTATTTGGTCACCAATTTTTCCGAGGCAACCTGCAGGAAATACTCCTCGTCAAACGCCGGCGTTCTCGGCCAGTGGATACACCCTGGTCCGCCTTTGCCAGCGTTCGTCAGCGACTGCTTGATGCGTGCGTAGATCAACGCCTTGGCGCTATCGACGCCGATCGGATGAACCACCGTCCCGCCCTTTCGCCGCTTGCGTAACCGCTGCGCTCGCGTGCGAGCATCCTCGACGATCGCCCGCTGCATCCCAGACATGCCCTTGGTCGCATAGGCCCATCGCCGCTGCGATACGAAGGCGTGCACCTGTGGCGCATTGAACCCAGCATCAATCCCAAGCGCATCAATGCCAAGACCGTCGATCTCATCGGCGAGGTCGTCCCAGACCGCATCCATCGCCGTGTCGCCCGGCAGAATGATGTGATCGAAAACCCAGGCCT